TTTAAAACCCAATGATGTATTTCTTGAGGGTCATCATAGTTGTCTGCTATGTAATCCGTTAGTTCTGATGTTGACAACACCCAATCATAGAATGGGTCAATTATATTGTTCATCAACATAATCACCCAGTGTTTTGTTGGGTCGCCGTAGACTTTATACGCAACATCCTCAATACGCTCGCCATCTTTCACGATATAATTGGTGAACGCACCAGCACGCAGACGCACTATTTGTGGAATATCAACACGCCGGGATATATCTTTAATGATGCTGCCGTTGTATTCTAATTGAGGGAAACGCTGAAAATATGACATTAGTATCCAAATCCTGTTGTTAAGTTGTCAAAGTCCTTGCTCAAAACCAATTCGTCTTCTTTGAATGAAACTTCTAAGCGGACATGTACAGGAATACCACTTTCAAACACAGATATTATCTGGTCTGGCGCAAGGTCTACGTTTATGGCTGTGATATATGAGGGCTTGAATTTTTGAATTTCCACCCCATTCAGTTGGCTTTTAATGTTCCAAACTGAAGGGTAAGTCAAGTGGTTGGCAGTGATATTTGGGTGTGAATATTTCTTCAGGGCAATAATTATTTTTCTAACTGTTTCTGCTTCTGCTCTTGACTCTGGCGCAAAGTCAAATGTGAATTGGTGTTCTCTAAACCCAACGCCCCTGAAAAACATACTCTTCTTTGGGTTTGTTATCTCCCCCAGCCTCTTTTGGGTGATGTCTTTTGCGCTACCACCAAAAAACATGCTTTTCCAATCAAAATCTGCTGCTTTATCACCTAGTGAAGCACCAAACACAAGATCCGCTGCGTGACCTGCCATGCCTGTGTCTGACGCGTCGTATTCTAGTTGGGAGTTTGACTTTGCCATGCCGGGATGATACAAATAAATAGAAACTTCGTTGTCATCATTCACCACTTTTGTGTCGTTTGGTGAAGATGTACCAGACTGACTTGATTTGTTGTCTGTTGTTTTCTTGGTTACGGCAGGGGCAAACATGATGAAAGTCTTGCCTTGAATGTCTGCTGGATATTGGAGAGGAGTTTGATTTGCCATATTATTATTTATAATGAGTTAATGTGGTAGATGTACTGACAACTAAATAATAATATGGCTTATCGCGGATTCTTCAAACCAACAAACCCAGACAAATGGTACATTTCAGATAGTGGATTGGGCCGGGGGAAAATTGAGTATAGATCCTTGTGGGAACTCAAATTTATGAAGTGGGCAGATACTCACCCCAACATACTGGCAGTGGCATCAGAAGAAGTTATTATCCCTTATCGTTCGCCAGTAGATGGCAGAGTTCATAGATATTATATGGATTTTTGGGTGAAAATGAAAAACTCTGCTGGTGAAACGGTCGAAAAGATTATTGAAGTCAAACCTTTTGCTCAAACCAAACAGCCACGAAAGAAGAAAAATCAACGCAAATTTATATCCGAATGTAAGACTTATGCTGTCAATCAAGCCAAATGGAAAGCCGCCAAAGAATGGGCTGATGATAAGGGTATGGAGTTTTTAATCATGACAGAGTACGAACTTGGGATTAAGGAGCGCAAGCGTAAATGAGTGTTTTAAGTAAAATCAAGAAGTCTGTCACATGGCTAAAAATCAAAATGAACAAAACCAACTGGAAAAAGGTCACAAAACCTGAACCCGGAAAGCTTTACCTTTCAATTTATGATGCCAAGTATAAAGACACGCTACCTGTATGGGATTCGGCGCCGTTGTGTATGTATTGGAAAGCTGACGCACAACACATAATGGGGCTAAATTTTCATTATCTTCCACCCAAAGTAAGAGAGCAATTGTTTAAAATTTTGAAGAAGGCAGCAGGCGACCGAAAGTACCCACAAATAAGTTCTGCGCTTGTTGCGAGAATAGCCCAACAGAAAGTTTTTGCCCCTGCAGTACATAAATATTTGTTTAGTCACTTTAAGTCTAATCTTATTGAGATCCCCGTTGAAGAATGGGAAAACGTAATACATCTGCCACTAGCCAAGTGGCATAGAAACAAGTGAGGTTTTAAATGGCATTAGGTGAAAGTTTAACAGCAATTTCAAAAGTCAGTCCGTCTTCGTTGTTTTCGGGTTCGGGTCCTGACGGTCCTGGTAGATTGGGTTCTCCTGCATACAATATCCCAGCATTATCTCACCAACTCGGTGTGGGTCCTCAAATTGAGCGCGCGTTCTTGGCTGCCAAGTCTAAGTTTTTGCCAAAGTGGTTGCGTATGTCGTTTCCTTTGGACAATGAAAAGAAACCGCTTGCGTCAATAATCAAACCCACTGAAAATAGTGTAGACGCATACGAGAATAATTCTGTTGTGTGGCTGGGCGAATCCATAGATGTGAATGGCGCGGTCATTGCGCCGACTAAACCTAAAACTAACGTGAAGGAAAGCAATATACCAAAAGGTAAGTCTAGAGATGTGAATGGCAAGGTCATTGCGCCAACACCACACGGCGCAATCTTTGGCAGACCCGGTGCGGTTGGCAACATTCAATCGTTGGCTGGTGGTTTTCCTAGACCAAGCAAGTATATTGTTTCCATATTCCCAAACACAAATATACCTAATTGGGAATATGTGGAAGAAGCGGAATTCTCATGTTCATCTGCCACATTGCCCGGAAAATCACTTTCCACGTTTGACGATAGGCGCGGCTCACCAAACTTGAACAAGAAACCTTATGATGTTATTTACGAAGATTTGAAGCTGACTTTTCAGATATCTGAAGACATGAAAGAGCGTATATTGTTTGAAAATTGGCTAGAATATATCAACGCAATTGATTCAGGTGTGTTTGCTTATCCGATGGATTATTATACCGATATAAGTATAACGCAATTGAACAACGACTTGTCTGTTTTAAAAACAATACACGTCAAAGATGCGTTCCCAACAAATATTAGTGAGGTTGCGTTAGGATATGATATGACAAATGTTATAGAAACATTCGATGTTAATTTCACATACAAAACATGGAAATAAAGGATTAAAATGACTCTACCGGTATTAACTGCTCCCAAACACAAAACCACTCTGCCAGTATCAAAAAAGGAAGTTGACTTCCGACCATTCTTGGTGAAAGAAGAAAAGATTATGATTATCGCAGACTCAAACAATAGCGAAGACGATATGATTCAAGCTATCATCCAAGTAGTTGATAACTGCACTTTTAACAAGGTAAACCCAGAGACGTTGTGCCAAGCAGATATGGAATACTTGCTTCTTCAGATTAGAGGACGCTCAAAAGGCTTTGAATCTGAGTTAGTGTTCCGTTGCGTTAATCAAGTATCTGTTAGGGATGAAGATGGTGTGAAACACCCAACAGATAAGAAAGATTGTGGTCATAAGAATGATATTGTAGCAGACTTAAAAACTGTATCATTGGTGGGCGGAAATGATAGTGATTTAATAGACTTGGGTGGTGGCTTGGGCTTGAAGATGGCAACACCTTCAATTTCAGTGCTTCGCGCAATTGACAAGATAGATGAAGATGAAATTGAAGCAGGCTTCTCGCAGATTATGGCTTGTATTGAATCAATCTACAACGCAGACGAAGTGTGGCAAGCGAAGGACCTGTCAAGAAATGAGTTGTCTGACTTCCTTGATACATTTACATCTGCTCAATTAGATACTGTGAAGGAATGGAGAGACAATATTCCGGTGTTGAAATTGAATATTGATTATCAGTGCCAGAGTTGTGGCGCAAAAGACAACATCGTAATCGAGGGAATTGACAATTTTTTCGGCTATTAGTGATAAGTGATAATCTCGAATCGTTCTATAAACTGAACTTTGAGATGATTCATGAATTTAATTATAGTTTGACAGAAATCGAAAATATGATGCCTTGGGAAAGAGATGTGTTTTCGTTTATGATTATAAAAAGGTTAAAAGAAAAAACAGAGGCGGCAGCAAAAAATGGCAAATGATTTCAGCAACAAAGTCACCCAAGTAAATACCAACAACAATGAAGGCTTGGAAAATGTAGGAAATCTGAAAAACAATCTAGAAAACATAGGCAAGCTTCTGGGCAGAGCAAGGGGCGA